TACTGCGTACAGCAGTGGCGGCACGGTTGGCAAGATTGTTGAGGTCACCACAACATATAGTGTTACAGAAATCTTTGAACTAAATCATGTGCAGTCAGCAGATGTTTTGTTCTTGGCTCACAAAGACCATGAGCCTGCAAAGCTGACGAGGCTGACAACTACCAGCTTCAGCTTGGCCGACATAGATTTTATTGATGGGCCGTATGAGGACGAAAACTCAACAACGACCACGATAACCGCAAGTGCCAACACTGGGACAGTGACTTTGACCGCATCCGCTGATTTGTTTGATGCGTCTAAAGATGTTGGGTCGCTTTTCAGATTTAGAGATGTGATTGAGGTGTCTCATAGTGAATGGGATACAGGTGACACATATTCTCAAAATGACATCATCCATTTCAACGGCAACGTCTATAAAAAGACTGATGCGGGTTCAGGAGAAGCGACAGGCGCACAAGCCCCTGTGCATCTTTCTGGATCAGAGGTTTACGGCAATCACACCTGGCAGTATCAGCATAGCGGCACAGGTTTTGTAAAAATCACTGCTGTTACAAACGCAACTACGGCTACCGCGGTGGTTCAAAACAGCGGAACTAATAGTCTTATCAATGACTTAGTGCTGCCGGCAAATGCAACCGCAGGCACAACTCGTTGGTCGCGTGGTGCCTTCAGCGTGCGCAATGGCTTTCCAAGAGCGATTGCGTTTTTTGAAGAGCGTTTGTTTTTTGCAGGCACAACAGCACAGCCGCAAACAATTTTTGGCTCTGTCACGGCTGACTTTGAGAATCACACCCCTGGCACTGTCGATGACAATGCAATCAATGTGACAATTGCATCGGATTCCGTAAATGTCATCAAGCACATGATACAGGGACGTTTCTTGCAAATCCTGACATCAAGCGCAGAGTTCACGATGTCTGGCGGCACAGGCACGCAGCCGATTACGCCAACAAACGTAAATGTTCTGCGAGAGACTACTTTCGGATCATCAAGTGTTCGCCCGATACGCGCTGGCTCAAGCACCATCCTGATCCAGAAAGGGCAGGAGAAGGTCAAAGAGGTTACGTTTGATTTGGATACTGATGGTCTAGTTGGGCGCGATCTCACCATCTTGGCAGAACATCTGGCGCGTGGTGGCCTAACGGACATGATTTGGCAGCAGGAGCCAGAGCTAATTCTTTGGTTTGTGCGTGCTGACGGTGTTTTGATTGGGCTGTCCTATGACCCGCAGAACCAAACGGTAGGATGGCACACACACCCAATCGGGAATAGTGGCGTTGTTGAAAGCATCACTGCTATCCCTTCAGGCGAAGAAGACCAAGTTTATCTGTCAGTCAAGCGCACCATCAACAGCGCAACTGTGCGCCACATTGTGTTTATGGAAAAGATTGAGTTTGGCAGCGATGTATCGGATGCGTTCTTTGTTGACTCCGGCCTGACATACGATAGCAGTGCAACGACAACCATCACTGGGCTGAACCATCTTGAGGGGGAGACAGTGCAAATTCTTGCGGATGGTTCTGCACACGCAAACAAAACTGTCTCAGGTGGCGCTATAACACTGGATCGTAGCGCCTCTACGGTGCATGTGGGCTACTCTTTTGATTCCAAGGTACAAACCCTGCGGATGGAAGGTGGAGCCGATGACGGCGTCTCTCAGGGCAAAATAAAGCGTATCCACGGTGTGACAGTGCGGTTCTTGGATACAGTTGGTGCAGAGCTTGGCCCAGATGAAAACAATCTTGATCGGTTGCCATTTCGTGATAGTTCGATGGCGATGGATGCAGCTATACCAATGTTTGATGGCGACAAAGAGATATCTTTCCCATCTGGCTACGATAATGATGCGAGGGTGTTTATCAGGCAGTCGCAGCCGCTACCCATGACAGTTTTGGCAGTAATGCGGAGGTCTAACACTTTCGATGCTTAAACTGCGTCCATTCAAGATTGATGATGTTTTCAAGGTGAAACTTGACTATGAGCTTCCGCGTGAAGGGCGTTGCAGCTTGGTGGAGCATCCAAACATTGATGCGTTTACGCTTGAAGATGACGACGAGATACTCGCAGTTGGTGGAGCGCACATCATGTGGCCTGGTGTGGCAGAGGCTTGGGTTTTGGTATCGCCTAGCGGTAAGCAGCATGGGCGTCTGTTCGCACGTTATGCAAAACGTCGTTTTGAAGGTATGCTGAAAGAGAACAGCATAAGAAGGATGCAGGCCACCATCCATGTTACAGACGAGCCAGCGATGCGTTTTGTTGAATGGCTTGGGTTTGAGAAGGAAGGCTTGATGCGCAAGTACGGTGTAGAGGGTGAAGACTACATCAGAGTAGCGAGGATAGCGTAATGGCTATACAGATCGCAGCAGCCGCAGCCGTAGCCTCTGGAGTTCTAGGCTTCAAGGGCAACCGCGCTATGGCGAGGCAAGCGCGACAGATTGGCGAGTATCAGGCGCAGGTTGAAGAAAACAACCTGGTTTTGACGCAACGCGCTAGGGCGCAGCAAGAGGCATCTATTCGTGCAGGCGCAGAGAGGTTGCGTGGATTGCAAAGAACTGCCACCGCAAAATCGGGTGTGCAAATGACCGGCAGTCCCTTGCAGGCAATGGCCGATACATATTTCAGCACAGAACGTGACGCTCAAAGGGTACAATATGCGGCATCAGTAGAGGCTGCACGCGCAGAGGGCGCAGCAGCGATGCGTCGGCTTGAGGGTGAGTCACGCGCAGCAGGCGCAAATCTTGCGGCGTTGCAAAGTTTGCTTGGCGCTGCTTCTGGCTATGCGTCTGCACAACAAGCTCAAAAATCATATGATCTACAGGTCAGTGCTTATGAAAGGGATTTAGCTTAGTGCCAAAAATACCTCTTTATAACAAAGGTCTTGGGCCGTCTGTCGATCTTGCTACAGGTCAACTTGGCACCAGTGTTGATGCACAGGCTCTGTCTTCTCCTGCAAGGCAGTTAGCTGCGCTTGGCGAAACCATAGGCAGGGCTGGTCAAACCTTTGCGCAAAACCAAATCAACTATAACTCTCGCAAGGCAAGAATAGATTTTGAGTTTGAGAAAGCTGAACAGAACAGAGAGGCAAATAAAACTGCGGACAAGTTGAGTCTTGAGTTTGAGGGTCTTGCTGATGATTACATTCTCAATTCATCAACCAGTTTCACCACAACGGCAGCGGCTACAAGCGCCTTCAACGAAAGCATTACGTCAAAAGCAAAAGCAAGAATTGCTGGTTTGAGTTTGACTGACAGGCAGAAATCTTTGATTGAGGCGAAAGTTTTAAATGGACTTGCGCCCAAGCTCAGTAATGCAAAAAGAAATGCTTACAATTACGGCACCGCTGAGACGACCAGAGTTCACAACGAAAAAGTTGTCACGCAGATCAGCGCGATTCAACCTGACTCAACTCCTGAAGAGCTTGCCGCTTTAACGGAGGGTCTGGAGCAGGATGCAAGGACTGTAATCGCTAACGGTGGTTCCCCAACTCTGCAACCGCATCAAATTAGAGCCAGTGTTTTTACAGCTTTTACAGACACCCGAATTGCCTCTGCGTCAACGCTTGAAGACCTTGATACCCTTGGTGAAGGTATTGAAAAATTACAGATTTCTACGGGTGCAAAAAACAACCTGCGTGCAAGACTCAACACCAGAAGGACTGCGCTTGCAAAAGAAATCAATGATGGCGTGATAGGAGATATCAACAGTCTGCCCTTAGAGGATATAGCATCGTCAGAGTTTGATTCTGCGATTGCTTCACTCACAGAGGGCAACGATGTAATAACTTTGATGCTTGAAGTGCCAGCAGATGATGGACGTCGATTTGAGGCGCAGCGTATTGATTTAACTGGCGCGGATGAAACTATGCGCCAAAGGGTTAAAGCCGCGCTTATCTCAGCCAGAGATAAAAAACAAACAAATGAAGAAGAAGCAAGAACTGACAGCGTTCAAAAGTCTGTAGCAGACATGAGTTTGGAGGATTTGAATACAAACTTGGAGGACGCTAGGAGAGGGATAGGCATAGCCGCAGGCGCAGAAGGCGCTGTATTAGACAATATAATTTCCTCGCTTCAGGGAGAGTTAAACAGACGCAAGCCAGACATTTTGCTTCAGGTCGAGCAAAACACAAAAAATATTAAAGCAACACTTACTGCAAACTTTGGCGAGTCTGATGAAGAAACATTATCTCTGACATCTAGCACCGCAGACTTGCTTTCATCTGTTGGTGAGGCCGAAAGAGCAGAGATGCTGCTAGACTCTCTTGGTTCATTCAGGAAGGCGAAAACCATTTTTTCTGGCATTGAGTTTGCCTCTGAGACAGAGATCACAGCGGCTGTTGTTGCGCAAACAGCAGCTGTCAGGGAAGCAGAGGTTGAGGATGCTGCAAAAGAGGAGGCGGTGCTTGAAGCTCTAAATGGATTTATTACTCAGCGCGGGACAGAGATGGCAGCCGATCCAGTTGGCTACTTAGAAAGACGCAAGGGGCCGCTCAGTGTTAGCGAGAGGATACGCCTTCAACAAAGCATGGGTAAGGCGGACATTGACATCAGGATTGCATCTGCTGCGGAGGTCACTCAGTTTCGCTCCGACTTTGCAAGCGCCGAAAACTACACAGAAAAAGCACAGATTGGTCAGGAGTTTATAGCCAGATATGGCGCAGCAAACGAAACCTTTGTTCTGCGAAACCTCATAAATCAAGGTGTTTTGACTGTTGTTGACAATCTGATAATCGCAAACCCTAACAACCCGTTTATGTTTGATGTGGATGCAGGAAATGATCCCGGCGTGGTGTCAGAGCTTAAAACTAGAGTGGGAAAGGCGGGATATGATGCAACCGTTGCTGCGGTTAAAGAGCGACTGAGCGAATACTCCAATAGTGTTGTGGGCGGCGGTTTTAATGATGTTTTGTCACGTTCAGCAACTGATGTAAGGGCAAGACATGTTTTCGCTATGCAAGACATTGCCACAAATACAGCGCTTTACTATCAATCAGTGGGTAACTTATCGCCAGAGGATGCTGCAACAAAGGCGGCTGATGCTGTCATCAATAGTCAGTTTTCCTTCACAACCGCAAAGGGATTTCAAGTGCGCATGCCCAAAGGCATGGACGGCATCAAAAGTGAGGTTGGGGAAATACTTGAAGGAAGTTTGAATGAAACGCATCGTGAATATTTCAAGTCCGTTATCGACATACCATCAAAGGTGGGGATTGAGGCAGCGGTCACTGACGATCAATATATTGATGATTTGATAGAGCGCGGAAGGTGGGTCACAACCACAGATAATACAGGTGTTTATCTTGTTGACCAGACCGGCAACATGGTTGTGCGTAAGCGTGATCCACAAATGCCAGCAGAAGCACAGGAAACATTCATTGTTGTTCCTTTTTCTCAGTTGATGGGGCAGGTGCGTGAGCTTCAAGAAGGAGCCAATTCTCTAGGTGGGTTCCAGGGTGGATTGGCTGCTAGAAGAGAAATCACATCAAGGAGACTTTTCTAGTGGTCCAGTTGTACGTTCCAGAGCAACAACATGACCAGAATTTGGCGCGAAACTATTTCG